ATCGTATCCTCCCGATGCAATCCAGATCATGCGTGGGTGTGCTATTGAAGTTGCCTACCCCAATGTCCTTGTTGCAGGTGATCTTGTTGTGTATCCAGCAATGCATGTTAGTGGCCAGCCTGCTACCGTTATTGTGAATTCCATCATCAATTCCCTTCTGATGCGGGCTGCGTGGTGTGGGTCCGGGGCATATGTCCTTGGTCAGTTTGATCGACACGTATCCCTGATCACGTATGGTGACGACAATGTCCAGGGTGTTTCCGATGTAGCCCGCTCGTTGTACAACTTCAAGTCGATCCATGACTACTTGGCTCGGTTCGATATTGAGTTCACACCCGCTGATAAGACGTCTCCGTCGTCAGCTCCCTTCAGGAAACTCAGTGAGGTCACTTTCTTGAAGAGAACTTTTGTTTACTGGGCTCATATGGACTACTGGGTGCCGCCACTGGACAAGAAATCCATCATTGGTCCAATGATGGTTTGGGTGCGTTCGGAGATTCCACCTGATCAGCATTTTGTTGCTGCGGCTCTGTCTGCTCGTGATGAAGCCTTAGCGTGGGGTGAAGAGTACTTCCACTACATCGTAAAAGGTGTGTTGGAAATTGCCACCCCAGACATTTTACGCCTCTTGGAACATGTCAAGTGGGACTGTTTCAAGTATCCAAACGAGAGTGGGTTCCATGCTCTGCTTCGGGAGCGTTACCCACAGATGTTTGAATGAACATCAAAAACTTTTATTTTAGAAAATGGCGGCTGCTGGGTTGAATTTTTGAGACAACTTATTTTACAACATATTATTCCCCCGCCCCGTCCCAAACATCCATGTCTTCTAATACTACCAAATCTGATGGCCTGACTCCACCTACGGAGTCAAACGATATGACTTTGCATGAGCATGAAGTGCAAGGTGCCCAAGAACAAGAGAACGTTGTTTTCTATGATGGTGAACCTAGTTCGGTGGTTGAGGCAGTGTCTCAACCTGACCCCTCGTTTTCACTGGGGTATACCCCCAATTCAGATCTCTCTGAGTTTCTGTCTAGACCAATAAAGGTCCATGAACATGAGTGGGTTAGTGGTGATGATGGCGACATTCTGCAGATACCGATCTGGCAGGAGTACTTCAACCACCCTACTGTTTTACCAAAGTTGCAGAACTTCGCTCGATTGCGGGCTGATTTGCACGTCAAGATTGTGCTCAATGGAAATCGTTTCTACTACGGTTCGGCTATGGCGGTTTATTTGCCAAGGGCCGGTTCAACACCGGAGTCAACTTTGTACACTATCAATCCTTCGGCTGCCCGTGCTAGCCAGCTGTCTACTTTGCAGAAGGTCTTTTTGGATCCCAGTACCAACCAGGGTGGAGAAATGACTTTACCTTTTATTTATCCTTACAATTTTCTTGACGTGACAAGTTTGTCGGATTTCTCAGGAATGGGTGATCTGTATGTACACGTCTTAGCTCCACTTCAGACTGTCGATACAGTCGCGGTTGGTACTGTGGATATTTCTATCTTCGTGTGGGCTTCCAATGTGAAGCTATTCCTTCCCACACCCTTGGCAGCAATGCAAGGCCCTCGCGGTATGTTTGGTGGCCCCAACCGCAAGGTGCAAACTTTGTCAAACGGTTCAGGTGATGAGTATGGTGCTATCTCTGGTCCAGCCGCTACCGTTTCGAATATTGCAAACAATCTCATCACAGTTCCTGTGCTCGGGACGTATGCAATGGCCACCAAACTTGCTGCGGACGGTATTGGTGCAATAGCCAAACTTTTTGGTTACTCACGTCCGGCGCAGCTCCCTGACGACTACCGAATCGTTGTTCCCCATACTGTGGGCCATATGTCGGTGACTGACGGTCCTGACACTGTACGGAAGTTGACGTACGATCCGAAACAGGAGGTGACAATCGATTCTCGGGTTGTTGGGGGTAGTGGAGTTGACGAGATGACGTTTGATTCCATAGCAGGACGGGAGGCGTACCTTGGTCAGTTCACCTGGGCTTACGCGGATCTGAAAGATTCTGTCCTTCAGGTCGTCGGTGTGACCCCCGCTATCAACCTACCTGTTGCTGATGGTAGCAAGAATCTTGTTGTTTCACCCTCAGGTATGGTATGTTTCCCCTTCCGAAAATGGAATTGTAAGATGCACTATCGGTTCCGTGTGGTAGCCTCAGGGTTCCACCGGGGACGATTGCGTATCACGTACGTTCCTACCCCCAACTCTAATGCGGACATCACTGATGATAATGTCCAGTTTTCTCAGATCATTGATCTTGAGGACAGTCGTGATGTGACCTTTTGTGTTCCGTGGGCTCAGAAGGAGCTGTTTGCAGAAAAATCCTTCAACTACCCTCTCAAAGCCTTCAACACGGGTGCTTTTATTGGTGTCAACGGTACCGTTTATGTGTCCGTGCTGAATCGCTTGTCATCCCCGAATCCAAATGCATCTGTTTCCATCATGGTGTTTGCCAGCGCTTCCGAACTTTTCTTGGCTGAGCCTACCCGATCGCAAATCTGGAGTTTGCTCCCTGAAGGAGCGACCCAATCATCATTGCGAGTGGCAAAGTGTCAGTCAAGTATGGGAGCGCACGATGAGCAGACTAAGGACAATGGGAATACTGTGGCCGCGGACCACAGGATGCTATTCGAAGGCTCAGGGATGCCCTCGGAGGTTATGAAGGTTTGTTATGGTGATCCTGTGATCTCACTGCGAACCTTCCTCAAGCGGTACCATTACTACCGCACCATTGTCTCTGAGGAGGGTGGGATCGCTGGTGGTAACATGTTCTACATGAAATATTATCGCGAGATTTTCCCAAAACCCATTTCTAGAGGTGTGCCCTATGGTGATTACCCTGACGCTAATTACGTACAACCCTTTGTCAATACCGGAATCACTCCGTATTTGACACTATTCACTGGGTGCTTTTTATGCAGAAGGGGATCCATTCGGCACAAATTTCTTCTCCAGGCTCCACTGACGACAACGTCGCTGACGATTGGACGTAGTACCCAGGATATCACCACAGTGAGTGGTCCTCCCACTATTACTGCGACTGGTATCACTGGTGAAAACATATCTTCTGTTGATATTACTATTGTCAATGATGGAACCCAGGGAATGGACGCTGTTGTGAAGAACACAATGGCACAATCTTTTGAAGTCGATTTTCCCTACTACTGGAGCGAACGATTTGTTCCAGGAGTAGGGAGTCCTTGGCGTGACGACGTTGAGAACTATAAAATCGAATGTTTGGAGAGAAGCGGTGCGGCAACTTACCGCTTCGCAGCGAGAGATTACGTAGCTGCAGGTGATGATTATAGCCTGTCAGTTTTCCTCTTCACGCCGTTAATGCACAAATCAGCAACTTCACGCCAAACAACATAATCAGTGTTATCTACCACTTAGAAAAGTAGCAATCCGGTAAGTGGCTACCGGTGCCCAGCAGAGCTGGGTTGCTGAAAAGCAACACCACCTATTACTCATGGTAAATAAGGTTTCATGGTGCTTTTCAGCACCGGAATTTTCCTTGACCACCATGTTTAATAGTTGGTGAGACCTTCTCACTCGAG